ACAGTCAGCCCGGTGATGATGTCGGTGCCGGCACTGGTGCGGATGCGGGCTTCTGCTGCCGTGCCGGTGTTGTCGGCGCTGGTGTCGCTGCGCGGGAACCCGGCAAGGGTTAGCACTGCGCCGGATATCGTGCCAGTCGAAGCGCCGGAATAGCCGAGGGTGATGGTCGCCAGCACGGACGCCATGCCGGCGGTGCCGATCTCAAGCCGACCCGCAGCGCCGCCGCCATCAATGGCGTCACGAACTGCGGTCATGCGGGCAGTTTTCACTGCGGTGGTGTAGGTGACAGCCATTAGACCTCCTGAGCCGTTGAAACCACGTCCCACTTGGAATCCGTGGCGTTCCATATGCAGCCGATGTAAAGCGTCTTGCTCGCCACCGTCGTGGCCGGAAGCGTCACACCGATGGCGCGGAATATCGCGTTCCATGCAATGGTCTGAGCGCCGCCGTTGTCCTTGATGCGGAAGATGGCCTTCTGCCCGTCGAGGGGAGTACCGGCATCCGAGATGATGTTGAGAGTGCCAGCCTGCGCCGTGATGTGGTAGGCTTGGAAGCTATTGCTGTTCCACGCCAGCGTAGTGCTGTAGGAGGTGCTGGTATTGGAGCGTGGGATAATTGCGGCACTTGCGTTGGCCGCGTAGACTCCGGCGAGGGACGCTGCATTATTTGCGCTGACCGCAGCCACCGAGGCCGTATTGGCGTAGACACCGGCGAGGCTGGCCGCATTGTTGGCAGAGACTGCTGCAATAGAGGCCGCGTCGGCCTGCACCCCAGCGATGCTGGCGTAGTTGGCCGCTTCGGTGGCGAAGGCGCTGGCGGACACCTTGTAGATCTGCGCCACGGAGGCGTAGCCCCCAGCTTCGGTGGCGTAAGCCGAGGCCGAAGTCTTGTAGATCTGCGCCAGGGATGCGGCAACGATGGCAACGGAAGCATCCGTAGCCACCGAGGAAATCTGGGCGGCGATGGAGGCGGCCTGCGCTGCAGCGGAAGCGGCATCGACATAGGACACCGAGGCGGCGGCGGCGTAGATCCCGGCCTGCGTAGCATCGGCGGCGGCGGAAACCCTGTAGATGTTGGCGTTGACGGCGGCCACCGAAGCAAGCTGGGCATAGGTGTTGGCGTCGTTGGCATACCCGGCAGCCACGCCCACGTTGGAAGCGATGGTGTCAATCTGGGTGCCGGGGAAGACCACGGCGCACTGCTTCGTGCCCGCCGTGAAGTCCACCAGAAGGTTGCCGTTGGAGGAGCTGTAGACGGTGTTGCGCGACAGGTAGGGAATGCCCCCCGAGAGGGTGAAGGTGCCGAGACCCACTTCCCACTCGTTGGCACTTTGGTGGGTGATGGCGTAGTAGCACTGGTTGCCGTTGCCCACCCCCGCGCTGAAGGTCTGGAAGTTGCGAACGGCCCCCAGGAGGGCGAGGGCCCCCGTGCCATTTCCCGTGGTGTTCTCGCGGACGCGGTTGGCGTTGACAATGGTCATCAGGAACCTCCGGGTCCGCCGTCATCCAGCGGGAGTTGCTGCTCATCGGTCTGGTTGTAGTTGATGGCCAGGGGCACATCGGGACGCGGGTAGCGAATGGCCTGCGGGTCGGGGTACACCGGCGGCGGCCTATTCTGCGGGTGGGTCATCAAGTTGAATTCGCCGTCGTTGCAGGTGCTGCAGACGCGCCAGCGGGTACCCGGCTCATTGCGGATCTGGAGGTAGCGGTAGCGAAAACCGCACCTGTCGCACAAGCTCCAACTGTGTTTGCCGGAGGCGAAGTTGCCCATGTCAGTACCTGTAGCGTGGCACTATACGGAGGGTGGCGCGCTCGCGGTCCTCGTCAGTAGCGTGGGAGAGCTGCTCCTCGTACTCGGCCTTCAGCGCACCCATGCGATCCATGGGGAACTGCATCCCACGGTTGAGGCCCAGGTAGTAGGCGAGCCCGGCGACGAGGGCGGGCCAGAAGCGGCGGGGCATGTCGGGGTCGTTGCTGAGCTTGCCCGCATCCTGCACGAAGCGCATCTTCCAGTAGACGAGGATGTCGGTGGAGTTTTCGGGCGCGGGCCACACGTAGATGAGGGGGTACTCGCGCTGCCTGTTGACGAAGTAGTGGGTGGGCCTGCCCTGCTGCTCCTTGCGGGGAATGTCTAGGTATTCGCCGAATCCCATGCGGATCATCATGAGGTCGGTGCCGTTGCGGCGCACCACGGCATCGAGGAGGTCGAGGGTGTCAGTGCTGCAGGAGATGGTGGCCACGGCCGACGTGAGGGTGACGAGGACCTGCTCCAGGGTGTGGAGGAGAATCCCTCGGTTCTGCAGGTCGGTGAAGAGGAGGTCCAAAGCCCGCCGGGACACCCGGGCTTCGGTACCGAGAGTGGGCTCGCCCCCAACCCGAAGAGTTGCCTGTTCAAGCAACTCGTCAAGGGGGAGGGAGAAGGAGGTGGTCCCGGAGGTTGCCATGGCTTACTTGATGGTGTACTTGCCGCCCTTGGTGGCAGCGCCCATACCACGGCAGGTGCCGCCGCCGGCCATCTTCACGCTGCCGCCCTTGCGGTAAACTTGCTCCCGAAGGGACGGAAGAGCCGTGGCGAACTCATCCGGCATGTATCGAGAAGCCAGATCCTGCAGGATTCTGCCCTGCTCGCCGCGAGCGCGGGGGCGGCCCATCGGAACATACTGCCTGCCCGAACCCCTTGGGGCATAAGCCCGGCCCATGGGAGAAGCCGCATCGATGTCAACCTGCGAAGGAAGATTGGATGGGGAAGCATCACGCAGACGTTGGCGTCGCTGCTGCCCCCCAAGGCGTTGAGGGCGCGGGGGCGCAGTATCCACGCCCTGCATGACGTGGACGCCGCTGATGCGCTCACGCGAATTGGGAGTCCCCTCGTCCTCAGTGGCCTTCAGTTCCTTGCCGGCACCGGGCTGGGGGCGCGTTTTCTTGAGATCGGGTTCAGTCTTCTTGCGCCCAAAGAGGTCGGAGAAGGAGTACTCCTTGACGCCCTTCGAGGGGTCGAAGCCGGTGTCGCCACCCTCGGCGTACTTCTTGACCTTGCCGCCCTTGCGGTACACGTCGTAGTCGTAGCCACGCTGGGCTGCGCCCGCACCCCGGGAGGTCTTGCCCCCGTGGGACATCGTGGCCATGTCGCGAGGCTTTTCGCCCCTGAGTCCGCTCTTCATGGTGACCTCAGTAGATCTTGTAGTCGCCGCCCTTGGAGGTGCAGCCCATCCCCCGAGAGACGGAACCACCCTTGGCGTAGCGCGGGGCATTCTTGGCCGGCATCTCGATGTGCTTGGTGACCGGCATCGTGTAGACGGGCGGCTGCTCGAACTTGTTCTGGTAGCTAGTGCCCTTGACGGCGGCACCCTTGCCCTTCATGGTGGCCATTTGAGACCTCAATCGAAGAAGAGGGTGATGCCGCAATTGGCACCACCGGAGACCTTCACGAACATAGCCTGCTCGCAACGAAGGCCCGCATCGGGAATGTAGATGGCGACGCTATCGGGGTTACCGGCGGCAGCCCGATGGGGCATCTCCACCTGGAGGAGCTTCGTGCCCGTCACACTGACGGCAGCCGAGGCATCATACACGTAGAGGGTGCCCGGCAGGTCATTGTGGATGTAGAGGCTGCGAAGACGAGTCGGCCTGTCCACCACCACCGTAGCCGTGGCAGAGGTGAAGGCCGACTTGATCTGGGTCCAGGACATCTGGCACCCTTACGCGATGGTCGTGTAGGCCGGGATGTAGTAGACCGTGCCGGCGGCGTTCTTGATGGGCAGGTAGGCCGGGGCCGACGACACGTTCATGCCGTTGATGGAGGTGGCAACCACCTGGTTGAGGATGAGGGAGCCGTCGGTATCGACGCCCCAGTCAGCCGTGCTGGTACCCACCGAAGCAACGACAACCACCGGGAAGGCTTCACGCGTGAAACGAGACATAGTATGCACTCCGTGCTTGAAAGAGGGGAATTATGTCCCCCCGATTCTGTTGCCGGGGTGGTATGCAAGTTTAGCATACCAGAGTACCAAAAGCAAGAGGGCCGGGGTTTCCCCCAGCCCTCCCACTTACCCGAAGGTATGGTTATCAGGTCGAGCCCGACGAACCGTACCAGCCGCGCCAGTCGGACCACCCGAACGCATAACGCTCGCGGGCCTTGAAGCGCAGGTTGCCCGTGTCGAAGTCCGGCTCCATCTTCGTCTGCAGAGGGACTCGGACGAACATCTTCGAGCCGTTGGGCGCGTCCGTCTTGATGAACCAGGCATTGGTGTCCGTGAAGCGCTGGTTGACGTGGTAGCCGCCCGGCAGCATCCCCATCGACTTGATGGAGTTGATGTCGTTGTCCGTCGTGCCGACACGGCCCGGGCTCTTCAGGAGGCGCTCGGCCACGAACTGAAGCTGCGGCGGGATGTGCAGGCTGACGCCCTTCGACCCAATGAGAATGCCACGATCATCCTTGTACAGGGAGATGTTGATGAGGGCATTCTCAAGACCCGTCTCG